GTTTGTCATAGGGTCGTTTAAGGTGTCTAAGAACTCTTTCGGGTTGTTCCTTGCATAAACAAGCACATCACGCTTTAGCTCAGCTGTACTCATCTTAGTGACATCACGTCCAAGGATTACTCTTCCGATACGCTCAAGCTCTGACAGACCAAGTTGCTTCGCTGCGATAAGCGCATCGACCTCGTAGTTCATCTCCTCAAGCTCTGTCTCAGCATCTTTCTCATTATCAACAACCTCAAACTTAAGACCGTTATCTGGATGTATATCCAAGAAATATTGAAGAACTGGGTTTGTCTTAGGAACCTTTAAGAACCCATCCTCAAATATGATAGGCTCAAGGATGACATTCTTGTCCTGCTCGTCCTCGAAGGGTGACTTTTGGTTTGGTGAGTATCGCAACGCTCTGTTGCTTGTTCCATCAAAGTGCATCAGAGGGTGTCTGTGACTGTTTCGTGATGGAAGAATATAGGATAGTGGAGCTATATCTCTCCTTAGTCTGTATAGTTTATCCACCAGTGGTGCTTCTTTTGTTTTCATTTTAATTTAGATTAGAGTTAAGAAATAAAAAGGGGAAGGTGTTACCACCCTCCCCTCAAGTTGTATTAGTCCTCGAAGATAACGAAGTTGTTCGCTCCAAGCGTACAAACCGCTCTCTCAGATAGGAAGTGAACCTCCATAGCATCAAGGTCAGATGTACGTGCGCTTCCAGCAGAACCTGTTACCCAAGTCTTGTATCGTCTGTCTTCAGTCTCTGAAGCTCTGTAACGAACGTGTAGGAATGGACGCTTAGCGTTCTTTCCAAGAACTTGGTCGTAAACAGTTGTTGAACCAGCAGGAACAAGAAGACCGTTAACCGCTCCAGAAGGAAGGTCACCACGCATGGTTGGGTCGTTCAAGTATTTCCAGTCAGTCTTGTAGAAGTCATATCCTCTACGGAATCCTGAGAATCCAAGGTTCAATGCCATCTGCTCATCGTTGTCGAACAATCCGTATGATGTACCACCAGCCCCGTAAGAGTTCTGTGCAGCAAGCATATCGTCAATATCGAAAGAGAACTGACGGTTTACGAAAAGAACATTCTCCTCGATAGAACCTTGCTTGTCAAGTCTTTGGATGATTGAATCGAATTCAGCAAGTGTGGTTGGGTTACCGCCACCGAATACGTTTCCTCTCTGCTCAACAGCGTGGAAAACTCCTTCAGAACCAGTGATCCCAGCCACTGCTGCTGCTGATAAGTTTTCAGCAGGAACAGCCTCAATCATTGCGGTCTCAAGGTAGTCCTCGAAACGTAGACGAGTCTCATGCTCAGACTTCAAGTACCATAGGTATCCTGTAGCTCCGTTCTCGGTAGTTACTTCAATCCACCCGATTTGAGCCATGTCAGAACCTGATACAGAATACTTGTCCTTGATGATGATTGGCTTGTTGTCGAAGATTTCATCTTCAGCCTCAAGAGAGCCTTCCATTCCGTTGGTTCCTTTTCTGAACTCAGAACCGTAAATCATAACGGTAACATCAAATGAAGTTGTACCAGTACCAGCAGTAACAAGACCTCCTGCTTCGTAGAAAGCTACTGTGAATACGCTTGAAGTTGGAGCTGGAGCAATCGTTACAACACCCTTGTTTACTCCTGATCCATCATTCTGAGAGATAAGGACAGTCTGTCCAACTCGAATTGCTCTGTCGTTGCCGCCAGAAAGAGCATCGTTTACTGTAAATTCAGCAGTAAGAGCCGCCTGAGCAGCAGCAGTACCTACCTCAACGTATTTAGTATGTAGACGTCCTTGCTCTGCCCACTTAATCATGTCAGAGTTAGATGGCATCTCAGCACCTACCATACGTAGGAATGATGAAACGCTTCGGTTTCCGTAACGCTCGAATTCCTTCTCGTAAGTATCAGGAAGATACTGATTCAAGAAGTTAAAGTCTGTAATGTAGTTGCTCTCCAATGCCACTCGTTCTGGGGCTGGCTGCAACTGAAATGATGGGTTTGATAATAAAGCCATTTTTGTTTTTGTTTTTTAAAAAGTTTATGTTCGTTTACTCCTAATCTTTAAGCCTCGACCTGAGTCTTGACTTACTGACCGTACTTGCATTCCCCCCTTCTTAGTGACCTCTGGCGCTCTGCGAGTGTCCATGTCTATATTTTTAGACCTCTTCGCCATGCCATCAACCGCTGCTGCTTGCCCTTGCTCGTAAAAGAACTTGGCAAACTTGTCGGGGTTCATTGCTGCTGAAAGAGCTTTATGGTATCCTGCTGCATCACTTAGAAGGCCGTCCTCTCCAATGTACTTGTTTACGAAGTTCATCGGTGATTGCTGACTTTCTTTAAGCTCCGCTGCATCCGCTGGTTTGAAGGTGAATTTCTCATCATTGACACTGAACTCAAAACCTTTGAATCCGTCACTGAAAAGCTCATCAGTCTTCTTGCTGAACCATTCTCTTTTTTTCTGGTTCTCAGCTTCGACACTTTCTGCGTCTTTCATTTTATCTCTATAAGCCTTGTACTCTTCGTTAGAGCTTAAATCGTCAGACCCCTTACTTGACTCAAGTGGAACCTTGTATGACTCTTGCTGCTCTTTGAAAAACTTCTTAGCTTTATTGAGTTCTCTTTTCTTGGCTAACTTTTGTTTCTTTATAAGTGACTCCTCGTCAAGGTCTTCATCGTATCCGAACTTTGAATCAATCAAATCATTGATATCATCACTGTCCAAACCTTCTTCTGTATGCTTGTAGTAATCTTCAAGCAACGTGTCTGAATCCATCTCATCAAAGTCTTTATTTAACTTGATGAAATCATCCATACCTCGACCAGTCTCCTTCTTGTATTTAAAGAAAGCCTCAACATCCTCTGGCAATTCAGGGGATGATTCTCTTTCGGAAAATAACTCATCAAGTGAGTTTATCTCCTTACCGTATCGGTTTTTAATATGTGAAAGAACGTCTTCGTCTTTTATTTTAAACTCCTCATTTGGAGTTTCTACCTTATTCCCTTCAGCAACAGGCTCCTTTGTCGCCTGCTCTTCCTCCTTCATTTGCTGCTCATGCTTTTCGAGAAGTTCATTCTCTACTTCTTGAACAGACTTTGACTCTACCTCTCCGAGGTCTCTTACTTTAAATTCCGCCATTTTGATTTTATTTTATGCAAAATTATTGATTTTATTTTTATCGGGGTGAGAACTCAGCAAGGTCGAACCCGTCCAAGCTGTCCTCGTTTGATTCAAAGCTCATTGGAGGTAGGTTGTTCTTGCGCTGCTCGATAAGCTTTGACTGCTGTGTATTCTGTTTGTCAATACGCTTACCCTTAGCATCCTCCTTCATGTCTTCACGCTTTTGCAACTGCTCCTGTGTCATGCCCTGTAGCTGCATATTCATCTCAAACTCACGCTCCATAAGCATTAACTTATACTTAGCCTCAGCGTCAAGTCGCTGTATGCTCATCTCTGTCTTGGTCTGCTCGAGCTGCATCTTAGCCTGAGCCTCAAGCTGTATCTTCTGCTGTGCCGCCTGAGCCGCCATCTGCTGAGACTGCATCTGAGTCTGTGCCTGCATCTGCTGCATCTGCATGGCCTGTTGCTGGTCAGCCTCTTGTTTCTTCTTGCGCTTGAACTTCAATAACTGATTAGCAAGCTTTATATTTCTTACCTCTCTAACATCAATAGCATCCTCAAGGTTAATATCCTGCTTAGATAGTGCCATTTGAATGTTTGCCTCTAGCTGACCCTTCTCTTCCTCGTCTGGAGATAGTTCTATGAAAATACCAAAGTCGTACAAGTACAAATCTTTGATTTGGTCTAACGTGTTTGCGTTGTACTTTCCTATCTGATTCAAGAACTCCTCCTTAAAGTCTGCGTACTCAAGTATGTCAGCAACCCTATACGACAGAGCTTCCGAAAGTCTTCTGAGTATAAATAGACTTGATTCAAGTATGTGTCGTGTAGCTGTGTTTGAGCTTAAAGCCGCAAGCTTCTGAACCCCAACAAGTGCATCTGGGTTAGGACTTGTCCCGTCTCTCGCCTCATTCAAACCACTCACAGCCCTAATCATATCAAGGTAGTGGTTGTAGTTTGCTATAAGAAGCTGCATCTTAGAAGCACTTCCTGTAGAGTTGATAGGCTGGATAGGAACCCTTGCGTTGTTAAACTCGCCATCTTGAGTGTAACTCCTTCCGACAACACTACCAGTTTGGAAGTAAAGCCTTAAAGCATCCTCTGGGTTGTATGCGTTTCCTGTCCCAAGGTCAACCTCGTTCAATCCATCCGCATCAATAAAAACACCGTCAGGAACCATACGAGCAATAATCTGCTGCATCTTCAGGTGTGTTACCTGAATAAGGTCTACAAACGGAATCATTCTCCTTACAAGGGACTCAATAACACCCTTGTACATCCTTGGCGCACACGCAACATAGTTAGGTATTGCATGTTGGCTTGCTGACTTAGGTCGTACCATATTTTTGGCAAGCTCCCACTTCAGTACGATATTAGTACCCATAACCATAACACCCTCGTACCACACCTCAATAGTCTTCTCTACCCTCTCGAAGTTGCCCTCGTCCATCATCTCTTGTGGTGGATTGAACTCGTCATCTTTCTCTATAACACGCTCTCCTCCGTTTTCAAGTTTTTTCTTTTTATAGACAAACTTCTTAGTTGTCTTATAATTGAAAAACATTAACGTACACGTATCTCTATAGAACATATCATTCTCATACGACTCAGATACATTATAGTAGCTACTCCAACTCTGACTATACTTAGATATCAAATCCATGTCCTCGTTTGTGAGGTCGGGGTCTATCTTAATAAGCTCAGCTATTGGCATGGTCTTTATCTCCCCCCAATAGAAACAGTCCTTGAAGTATGGGTCTTCAGTATAGCTATACACAACATTAGCAGGGTCTACGTAGTCAATTACGACACCCTCACCCTTTCTAAACTCGTGCTTAGCAACTGACACACCAAGTACCATCTGGTCGTAGTCGAGCCTCTTTCTTGTATCTTGATAATGATTCTCGTCAAGTATGGTGTTGATTGCAGTTTCCTCGGCTATCTCAATGGCTGGCTTATAATTAAGCTGCATGTGCAACGCCATCTCATCGTCACTCTCAGGAACCTCATCAGGATTCATTGTAAACGGGTCAACCCCAAAATCCTCTTGTATCTGCAACAAAAGATTTTTACTTACCATCTGAGCCTCTACCCTTTCTTGGTATCTATTCCTGTGTTCTGAAGATAAAGCGTCTTGAGCGTATGACCGTATTTTAAACAACCTGTCTGCCATACCGTTAACAACAATGTCAACGAACTTTGGAAGTATAGGAACTGGCGTCCAGTCTAGGTTTAGATAGGAAAGGTCACCATCAATAGCAAGCTCGTTTTTATACTTACCTACCGACTGCTCTCCTCTTGCATAAAGCCTTAGCCTATGAAACTCTCTGGACTGATCGTAGTATCTACAACCACCCCCGTCTTTTTTAAACCACTCATACTGTATAGCCTGACCGACCATAAGTCCATACTCCGAAGAAGCCTTCTCTTTGTCTGTTGCAAACTGATCAGGGAACCCCACAGCGGAAACATTTACTGTTACTTCCTCCATTTATGTATTTAATCGGCTGGATTTGCCAGAGTTATCGTATCTTGCAAAGTTAATGCTTATTTTCGACTGTTCTCTTTGTGGGGTGTATAGGCTCT